CTGACGTAAGTACTCATTCGCAGTTGATTTAAGCAATGCGATTTTGTGCAAGTCAGTTGGGTTTAATAGGATAGTATCAGCTGAGTAGTTTGAAAGGTTCAACTGGTTTAAAGCAGCAACCAATACATCATACTCGTTAGCAGCTTCTACTGCGTCAGCGAATCCAGCAGTTGTTGCGTTGAACGCAGCTGAGTTTCCAGCAGTGAAGAAACCATCTAATTGATTATTAGCGCCTGTACCGTTAAGGATTTGATCATCCTCTACAGATAATACTTTTCCGGGTACACGTGCAGAAAGGTAAGCAGTAAGCTGAGGCGTATCGTTTAACATCTCCTCAGTAATTCTCATGAATGTACCGAGTTTCTCAACGTTTACTGAAGTCGCTGTGATATCGAAGTCAGATTGCCCCACAGCAGTTCCACCAGCAGCAACACCAGCACCATCGTCATACGCGCTTTCTTTTGGGAAGCGGATAACAGATGCATCAGTTGATCCCATTGGTACAAGAGAGCGAATGTGTACGCTTCTTGATGGGTCGAACTTGCTCCAGTGAATGAGTTGGCGATAGTCATATCACCAGCTTTGATTTCGAATGTAGAACGTGAAGTGTTACCTTTTCTTAGTTCTTCGATAGCACCTTCGTTGATCATTGAATCAAGTGCTGATTTAAGGGTCTTAGGCGTTGAAGCCTCGAATGCTTTCTTTGAAGCCATTTCCATAGCATCAAAACGCTCATTCAACTCGCGGTGCTTTTCAGTCAAGGTAACTACCTCTCCTTTGAGTACCGTATCGATTTGTCCCTTAGCGTTTTCTAAAACCTGACCGTTCGCTTTTTCGATTTTGGCATCGATAACCTCAGCGATTTGATCAAGTTGGTTTTTAATTTGATCGCTCATTTTGATTTAAGAGATTTTTTTTAATAAATAATTTAAAGGGTCGAATGCCTCATCTGCTTTGACTTCGATCGGCTCAGTAACTTCAATATCAGTTGGCTGAGTGATTGCTGTGTAGTCTAAGAAATAAGACTTTAATTTTTGAATTTCAGCTTCTAAAGCAAAGCCGAGTTCGTCAGATATATCACCTTTGCGGATCAGACGTGCAAGGCGATCATAACGCTTTGCTACTCTATCCATATCCACGTTGCCCTTAACGTCAAGAATCATCGCTTGATCGTTAGCGGCTAAGGTTACCGCAGAAACCTCGTAGAGTTTTACCTCAAGGATTTCACGGTAGTCATCTTTCATTTCTCTTTGGATAGGCATAATCCCCACCGAGTTCTCGGTAATTACGCCCGCCTTCATTAGTTCAATTACATCTTT